ATGGGGGGTTGGGCCAGCGGTGTCTACAACCCGCTGGTTCATACGCCTGCGCACAGGCGTGCAGTGGAGGGAGGTGTCAAGGCCTGTGCATGTGCATGGTACTTACGGCCCGTTCCATAACTGTCAGACGGCTCTACTGCTTGCAACAGGGCCTAATATCTCTAAGCTGGGCCTTGGCTTGCTCTTCATGGCCCCTTTCCTATTCATGATGTGGACAGGGCTATGTGTGGTGGCTCTCTTAGGGTTTTTCGCTGCCTTCACGACGCCTGTCCTGGCTGCTATCCCTAGGCTAAGGCTGAGTTGGGGCGCCAGCACTATCACGTTGCTAGCTGACGTAGCAAATCGGACGTCACTTGCTTTCTTTGCTCCTGGCCTTAATCTGTACCAGCGTGTGTACGTAAGTGCCATTTATGCGTCGACGGCGTATGCAACCAACGATGATAGAAATCCTAGGTGGTTGTACGATCTGATAGGCAATACGCCTCCTTTGCAGACAGAAAATGCTAGAGAAGAATGGCTAGTACGTGCGGCAGCGGACGGTCCAGGTATTGCACTGTCCCGTATAAGTGCAAGGCATCTGCTTGCTGTCGATGCCGCCGTCCGATCCCTGTCCGATACACCGGGAAGTGAAACCACTATAAGTGAAGCTGCTCTTGAACAAGCTCTCAATGGAAAGCATGCAACTGCCGAACAATACATGGAGCTGAAGCAGCTCGCCATGGTGTCCGCCGAGGGTGGCATGACAGATGACCTGATTCAGGCTTTGCCGGTGCGCCTTTTGATGACCGTTATTGAAAAAGTGGAGGAGGAGAATACGTATGCCGATGTGTTCGACGCGTTCTTGAATGAGCCGTGGGGCGATGCCAGCCCTGAGTGCCTTGCTTTTGTACCACTGGGGCGACTGCAGCAAGTCATCCACAAATGGGCTTTCTTTCTGATGCAGGAAGACGAGTTTGACGAGCAGGACTCGCCTGAGTCTACTGCCTTGTTCGAGGAGGAACTAGGACGTGTGGCGGAAGGCATTGCGGCAACCGTCCGTGCAGGCGCTTCGTTCGACTCAGCCATCGATGCAGGCGTGGCAGAATTTGCTGCTTACGAGCATGTTCAGAGCTTGTCCTCGACTGCTTATGACCAGACACTAGACCTGTTCGGCAAAGTGTCGGCTCTTCGTGTCAAGTACGGCACGAAAGTAGATCAATCGCTTTTGTGGTTTTTCGCTGCCAGGAAGTGGGCTCATGATCATGGGATGATTTTCCTATTCCCGCTTGACTTGGCCTACCTGGTGATTGCGAAGCTTGTAGGCGATGTATCACGCCTGCTTGGTAGTACTGTGACACTTTTCACCAATCTGGCCGAGACGGTTATGGCAGACCCTGACTCCAACCTTGCGATGCGTGTCACCCTTTGGCTTGCGTCCATACTTGATGTCCTTGACATAAGACATCGGACATCATTGAAGCCGGCATGGGCTCTGTTGCTAGGACGAATGCGTTGGAGGTTGAACAGGGGAGATTACATGATGGCTACCGTGCATGGCGCCCGTATGGTGCCGTCTGACTCGTACGGGCACTGGGCTGATCGTATGAAAGAACTTATGGCCAATTCGGTCGTGGATGTCTCCCCTTTCTGGTCACGGCCACCTTCTCGTCCCGTACGTATGCCGATGTCGACATTTGGCATCGAGGCGTATGATGAGTTCAGGGAATATTTCTCGCCTCGCATAATCGAAACCCCTCGAGAGCGGATCATGCTGGAAACCGCCATCCGTCATGGGGCTAGCCCCGGCATTGACAAGAGCTGGGAAAGCTCCCCAGACAATATCGGGCTTTCGCTTTCGCGATACACCGTCGCAAGGCCCCAGCCGAGTGTGGCGGCGCATGCTGCGATCATATCCGCAGCCGACGCTCTTTTCAATCAGTTTCCTGAGATGTATGAGGCACCCCGAGGATTGACTGTCAAGAACGTCATTGCGGCCACCCAATGGAAGTTCTCGCCCGGGCTCCCATTCATACCTGTCGTCAAGAAGAGAAAAGACCTCAGGGATTCTGCCTGGGTCAATGCGATCCAGGCTGGGGTGACTGCATTGTTGGAACGAGATGATATGCCTGAGATGGCATTCCACTGCTTTGGTAAGGAACAGGTGGTACGGCTGTCCAAAGAACTTCGGACAGTAACTGCCGGAGACCGTCTCCATGCGTTGGCGTTCAACTGTCTTGCGTTGGAGCGGAACAAGAGAACACCGCCTCAGCGGGCACTGGTGTTACCAGCCACGCAGAGGACGGAAGGGGGCATGCAACATGTTTACAAAGCATTGGCTACACAGCCCCACCTATTCCTGACGGACGGACGAGCATTTGATTCGACAGTCTGTAGTGAGGTTGTGGTAGAAGCTCCGGTGCGTCTTTGGGAACGTGGCATTGCAGGTAATTGGGGAGATTCGGGTACTACGGCGTGGATGAGGGCCTATTATGAAGGCATCTCCCAAGGCATACTCGTAAACCTTGGTGACGGATCTGTAATACGCAAGACGGGAGGCGGGGGCACCGGATCACCAGCGACCAGCAGCGACAACTCGACATGGCTGCGTGTGTCCTT